TCATCCTATATACATAGTTACTAGAAAAATTTTTTGCAGATTTCTAAAATGTGCTAGAATGGCGCGGTGAGGAGTATGACAAATAACCTGCCAGTGCATTACATGACCGAGGTCAACGATCCCTCGACGCTTGGCTGGCCAAGTAGCCTTCCTCTGGAACTCGTCCTTGCCCAGCAGTCGGTCAAGGAAATATGCACGGCTTACGGCCTCGCTCGCCAAGACTATGAACGTCTGCGTCAGGATCACGGCTTTCGTCGGGCAGTCGAGGAAGCCAAACAGACCCTGCAAGAAGACGGTGCCACCTTCCGCCTTAAAGCCAGAGCCCAGTCAGAAGAGTTGCTGAAGACTTCCTGGGGCTTGATCCACGCCCCCCTGGATCAGGTAAGCGCGTCAGTCAAAGCGTCTTTGATTATGTTCACGGTCCGCTGTGCCGGGCTCGACGCCAGCGTCGAGCAGAAGGTCCGGGCTACCGCTCAGGCCACCGCCGCGAACCTGACGGCGCTGACGATAAACTTACACCTCGGCGACTGAGGAAAAGTGTGCCCCACCCAGGCCCGACCGACCGCCCGACCGACCGCCCGACCGACCGGTACCCCCCCTTTCCTCCACCCCCTCTTTTAAGAAGCCTCGGCCGCAGCACCTGGAAAGCGTTGCTGGTGTTTGCTGCCGTTAATTTTTTCTTGGCTGTTTTCCTTGTGGTCCTGTCGAGCCTCGTCATCACCGACGAAGCCTCCAGCCAGCAATCTGCCCCAGCTGGACCGGCCTCATCGGTATCGACAGTGTTGATGTATCGGGGGGTGCCCCTGGATGCGTCGTTGCTGCGGCTCGACAAGCGCGCCCTCGACGAAGCCTACCATGCTCAGATGCTCAAGCTGTTCGGCGTCTGGCTGGCATCGGGTGCTCCCGACGAGGCAACGAATTTCATCAATGGGCTGCGAATCGCCAGAAGAGCTTACACCCAGGCGGCATCGCAGATTGCGAGACGTGAGACGGAATTACTTGAACAAGAGCGAACTCGACAGCAGAGTGGGCCGTAGGGGGTGACTGCAATGGAACCCGAAGCTAAGTCGACCGCCCCCGTTGATTACAAGATCGTCGACCAGGCTTGGTCCCCCGGCGACCCGTCCGTCGCCGAGACCATGCTCAACGAGCAGGGCCAGGACGGCTGGCAACTGATCATCGCCTATCCTGATCCGATCCGTGAACGTACCCGCTGGATACTAGGACGGGGCAAAGCAACATGACCGAGGTCACCTACAAGGTCGTCGACACTAACTGGAGCCCGTCCGACCCTACCGTCTCCGAAGCGATGTTGGCCGAGGTCGGCCTGGACGGCTGGACCCTGGTGACCGCCTACCCCGACCCTGTTCGTGAGCGCACGCGCTGGGTCTTCAGCCAGGGAGGCGCCCCCATGGGCGGGGGCGGTGGCGGGGTAGAGGAAGCTCCGACCGATGGAGAGATTTATGGCAGACGAGACGCCAACTGGACCGTCCTCTCGACAGGAAACGGCCTCGCAGGACCTCCTGGTCCTGCCGGGCCCGCCGGGCCCGCCGGGCCAACAGGCCCACAAGGTGATGCCGGCCCTGCCGGCCCTGCCGGCCCACCCGGAGTGGGTGGAGATAGTGGTCCCGTGGGGCCAGAAGGCCCCCAAGGTAGTCCAGGGCAAGATGGACCTCCAGGCCCCGCGGGGCCCGGGGGAGCACCCGGTGTGCCCGGTCCACCTGGTGAAATGGGCCCGGCCGCCCCCGCTGGCCCAGCAGGACCTGCCGGCCCCGCCGGGCCCGCCGGGCCCGCCGGCCCCGCCGGGCCCGCCGGGCCAACAGGCCCGCAAGGTGATGCCGGTCCTCCCGGTCCTGCCGGCCCAGCAGGAGATGCCGGTCCTGCCGGTCCTGCCGGTCCTGCCGGCGCATCCGGAGATGTCGGCCCGCAAGGTGATGCAGGACCACCTGGACCGGCTGGCCAAGATGGTGCCCCAGGACCAGTTGGACCGGCTGGTGAGCCTGGTGCACCGGGCGTTCCCGGCGAAGTAGGTGCGCAAGGCGTCCCGGGACCTTCGGGTCCTCAAGGACCACAAGGCCCGCAAGGCCCGCCGTGGCAGGGCCCGGTCACCTCCAACGTGTTGTTCGAGACGCCTGATGCGTCGACGCAAACTGTTGGTCTGGTCGGCACAGCCGACGCGCAGACTGACTACAAGACCTACATCGACGTCGCCGGCTACACGAGCCAGTCCTACTTCGGCGGCATGGCCTACGTGGTCGGGCTCGACTACGGCGGCACGCGCGGCAAGGTGCCGTTCCTCAGCGTCGATGGCTGGCATACTGCTTATGCGTGGCAGGGCTTGGGAGTGGGCGAGCTTGAAGCCGACGCCGGGCAAGGTGGCAACTATTTCAACATGCAGTTGACGACAGCGGGCAATGCCGCTGGCGACGGCAACTACATCAATGGCGAGGTTGGGCGGCATCCAACGAACAACTACGCCATCTCCATGTGGTACTTGAATTTGTGCGATGGCACCGCAATGGGTGGCAACAACACCGGCGCGGACTTCTCGATCCAGAACTACGATGATGCTGGCAATCTGCTCGGCACGCCCTTCGCCATCGACCGGGCAAGCGGCGTCGTCAACATTCCTAAGCTCACCAGCATCTCCCCTCCTGCTGTCCTGGCGGCCAGGAAGCACGCGCCGGAGACGCTGACCACGGCGAACGAGTACGACGCCAGTGCGTACGAGATGGTGGAGAACAAGCAAGGCATATGGCGACGTCGTCTTAAGCGGCGGGCGCGACCGCGTACTACGGATGCGGTGGACTACGGTGCGGTGATCGCGCTGCTGCTTGAGCGCAACGCCATGCTTGAGGCCAGGGTCGCGACGCTTGAGGGTCGCGGTGGCTCGACGCCGCCATCGGCACCGCGGCAGCCGCCACCGCCGTCGCCATCGGCACCGCGGCAGCCGCCGCCATCGGCACCGCGGCAGCCGCCTAAGCCGCCGCATCGAGGCAGGCGATGAACGCTGTGTTTTTCGAGCACCTCTGGTATGGTCCACTGCTTGTGACCAACATGTTCGACGTCGACAACGAGGAGACCACCGACATCGAGCTGGCGGAGCTGGTGATATGCCCTCTCCCGGACGGCCGGTGGCTGCGTGCGTGCAGGTGCCAAGGCAGACTCGTGGAGACTAAGACAACGAGGGTACAATAATGCCACTTAAAAAGGGGAAGTCCCCAGCAACGATCAGCGAGAACATTCGCGAGCTGAAAGCGTCGTCGACCAAACGTCCGCAAAAGCAGATCGTTGCCATTGCGCTCAACCAAGCTCGCAAGTCAGGAGCCAAGATTCCACTGCGTAGAGGTGCGCCTGGAGCAAAATAGGAGAGTGACATGGCACCGAAGGTCCCGACCGCAACCACGCCGGTCGACAACGATTACTGTCCGCAAGGCGCCAACTACGATCGCGCCTATTCGGGCGATCTCGACGATCTGGGCGCTAACGCCGACGACTATGAGGCGCGCGATGCCAAGGTGGACGCCACGCGCTCCGAGTTCGCGCATCAGGACAAGCCCAACAAGCCTGAAGCGTGGGATTAGGTCTCACAAGTGGCAAATATTATCGACTACCGTCCGCCACCAACCATACGTGCCTTTATTAAAGACCACCGTATTGGGGGGCTCTTTTATAGTTTTATCACTGGCCCAGTTGGGTCGGGTAAGACCACAGCGTTGTTTTTTAAGCTCGTCTTCATGGCCGCTAAACAGGCGCCATCTTCTGATGGCATCAGACGCTCGAAAGCAGTCGTGGTTCGTAACACGCTTCCTCAGCTGCGGGACACGACCCTGGCAAGCTGGAGTTTGTGGTTCCAGGACGGCGTAGCCGGCGCGTGGCATGCAACCGAGAAGAACTTCACTTTGCGGTTCGGGGATGTTGAATGTGAAGTTCTCTTCAGGCCGCTCGACACGCCGGACGACGTACGGCGTGTTTTGAGCTTGGAGGTGTCTTTCGCTCTGATCGACGAGTTTATAGAAATTCCGAAAGAAATTATCGATGCTCTTTCTGCTCGCGTAGGCCGTTACCGATTGCCGGATGGCACATCTCCTTCGGTGTGGGGAATTTGGGGAAGCTCCAATCCTGGCACCGAGGATTCGTTCTGGTTCGATTGGCTGCATGGTCCGGGGGTCGCACGTTACAAGCGCCTGCCTGGTGCTCTCGTTCCGACGAGGGTTCCTGATAGTATTGGCGATGTAGCAACTGCGCTCGTCCAACCCACAGCGGGCCTGGAGCCGATTGTTTCGTACTACGAGCAGCCTGGAGGTCTGACTCCGGATGCCGAGAACCTGGCGAACCTTCCTCCTAACTATTACCGTGATGCCATCGCAGGTAAGAGTGAAATCTGGGTTCGTCAGTTCATCTCCGCAGAATGGGGCTTCTCGATCGCCGGCAAAGCTGTTGTATCAGGCTTCCGAGCCGACCTGCATGTCGCCCTTCCCAACACCCTGCAGCCGAACCCCTACTTCCCTCTCATCGTCGGGCTCGATCCTGGGATCACCGGCAGTGCCATGGTTCTCGGGCAGCAAGACTACGATGGGCGGATCAAGGTCTTCGCCGAACTCGTGCAGGAAGGGATGGGAGCCGAAAGGCTGATTCAGGAACGATTACAGCCACTTCTCCGGAACCGGTTCCCGCAGGTCGTGCGTGTTATCGTTGCCGCCGACCCGGCAGCTGCGAGCCGGACCCAGACCGACGAGCGCACCGTGGTGAAGATTTTCAAGCAGCACTACGACGTGGATGTGGAGAGCAACAACCGCCTTCCGTTGCGGCTGGATGCGATCGACCACTACACCAACACTCTAGTCGAGGGACGAGCGGCGTTGCAGATTGATCCATCGTGTCAGGTCTTGATCCGCGCGCTCAAAGGCGGCTGGAGATATTCCGCTGACCTCAAGCGCGAGACGCTCCGCGGGACCGACCCCGAGAAGAATGCCTACTCCCATCCCGGAGATGCGTTCGGCTATCTTTGCAGGTTCTTCCATCGTGACCGCCAACGTGAGACGCGATATCGTCTACCAATAGGCAGTCTAGCAGCCCGGCGCCAGGGTGTGCCGTGGCAACGCCAGCCGGAGCGCAACAGCTATCATGTGAGGTGAGATGATGCATGTTACAGATTGCGAAGCTTTACGCCGCCAGCTGAAGACATTGGCAGAGCACGTACATAGCCTGATTGACAAACAGGCGCCGGACGAAGCTAACGCCAATGCCATGCTTGCCTATCGTCATTTGGAAGATGCTTCGATGCGACTCGGCAAGACGATTCAGGCTCTTGATGGCGGTGTTTCAATTTACGATAAAACTCAAGTATCGCAAACAAGCTGACGCTGATGGCTACTCCAACTTCAGACCAAGAACGGCAGTACGGCACAGCTCGTGCATACCCAGACCCCGCATTAAAACCGCCGACGCTGGATATTCCTACGCCTACTCCTGGCAAGGATGCGGCTGCTGCGGGAAGCGACCCGCCTGTAAAACGCATTTCATCAGAAGCTTTGCGTACTTTAGGTCAGCGTTTTAATCAGATTTTCCTTCAATATGTGTCCGACAGAAGGGTTGTCGAATTGCGATGGTTGGCCAACCAGCGTCAGTATCTCGGACTTTACGATCCTGAGGTGGAGAAATCTTTCAGCCCTAATCGGTCGAAGGCTTATCCTAAGCTGACCAGGACCAAGTGTATCAGCGTCCTTGCGCGCATTATGAACTTGATGTTCCAGGGCAACGAGCGTAATTGGGAGCTTCATGCTGCACCGTGGCCTGATATTACATCCAAGGAAGTCCAGGACGCGATCAATCTGGCTCAGGAAAAAGACCAACTCGCCGGCGTGCCTTCGCCTGATCCGAGTGATACGAACGCCTTCAATGGCTATGTAACGGAGGCCTTGGATCGTTACGCAGACCTGCGTGCCGATAAACTATCCACCTTGATTGACGATCAGCTTCAGGAATTAGGTGGGCATCAGGCGTTGGATTACGTTGCGCTCAACCGCGCAGTGATCAGGTCAGGGATCATCTATGGGCTTGGTGTCCTGCGCGGGCCGTTTGTGCGTAAATCGGAGACTGTGACGTGGAAAGTACAAAAGCCGCCAGGACCAAACGGGCTTATGCAAGGGGCACCACCCATGGGTGGGGCGTTGCCGTCAGTAGGTCCGACATCGATCAATGGGGGCGCCCCGTCACCGCAGATGACAGGCGGACAGGGGAGTCCCCCGATGAACGGCGGGCAGGGGAGTCCCCCGATGAACGGCGGAGCGCCGCCACAAGGTCAGCCGCCGGTGCCACTGGTGAAACCAGTGAAGCAAGTTATCTATAAACCCTATTTTGAGTTTCTTCCGGTCTGGGACTTCTACCCTGACCTTAGTGCCAAGACGCTGCAGGGCATGGATGGATACTTTGTGCGTCTTGTCATGAGCAAGACGCAAATAAAAGAACTTGGCGGGCGTCCTGATTTTTTCCAGAATGTCATCGACTCCTATCTAACTCGTTACCCCATCGGTAATTATCGCGCGCAGCAATTCGAGATCGAGCTGCGAGCGATGGGCGTCAAAGTCAATGTCAACGAGATGAAGACTGAGACGATGAAGTACGAGGTGTTGGTATGGCACGGCGCAGTTGACGGCATGATGCTTCAGGAGGTTGGTGTAGAAGTGTCGGTAGACAAGCTTTCCGATTACGTTGATGCGGAAATCTGGATGCTCGACGCAAATGTTATTGGTGCTAGGCTTAATCCTTGGGAAGAGCTTGTTAAGGAGATGCCGACGGTACCCGTACCGAAGATGATCCATACGTTTTTGTTTGATGAGGACGACACATCACCGGTTGGTTTTGGGCTCCCGCAAGCTATTCGCGATTCACAGATGATGGTCGCCGCCGCGACACGCATGTTGCTCGATAATGCGAGTGTTGTGTGTGGGCCTAACCTCGAACTCAACACTGACTTGTTGCGTCTCGATCAGGATTTGAGCGCCATCTCTGCGTACAAGGTTTGGTATCGCGAAGGCTCTGGACCTGAAGCGCAATGGCCGGCAGTGCGCAATGTGCAAATCGACGCTCACTTGGACGAGTTGCTCAAGGTCGTAGAGCTTGGACTTCGTTTTGCCGATAGCGAAACCTTCGTCGGTCCGGCGACCGGCGGTGACATGGAGCACCAACCTTCTGAGCCGCTACGTACTGCGGCGGGCGCCTCTATGCTGCGTGGTGATGCGGCGCTCCCATTCAAAGATGTCATTCGTGCGTTCGATACGTTCACCCAGAGTGTGATCAACTCCATGGTGCTATTTAATCGGGTGTTCAATCCAAATCAGGCGCCTGACGGCGATTATGACGTGGTCGCTCGTGGTGCAACTAGCCTCATGGCTAAAGAGCTGCGCGGTATGCAGGCTGATTCGCTGGT